AAAGAGGAAACCGATTACTCTAATGAGGGTGGTTGGGTAGATGGCGACAAAGTAAGATTTCGAAAAGGCCGTGTAGAGAAGATAGGCGGTTGGGAAAAGTTTTCACCCTCTTCAATTATTGGTTCAGCAAGAGCCTTGCACTCCTGGATTTCTCTAGGAGGATCCAAATATTTAGGTATTGGAACTACTAACAAATACTACATAGAAGAGGGTGGCACTTATAACGATGTTACACCTATACGAAAAAACACAACAAACGCAGCTACCTTTGCGGCAACCAATGGTTCATCTACTGTAACAGTAACAGATGCCAGTCATGGCGCAGTAAGTGGTGATTTTGTAACTTTCTCTAGCGCTGTATCATTAGGCGGAAATGTAATAGCCACAGTATTAAACCAAGAATACCAAATAGATTTGGTTACAGGAACTAATACATACACAATAACCGCTAAGGACACTTCTGGAAGCACAGTCACAGCAAATGCTAGTGATTCTGGTAATGGTGGATCTGCAACTGACGCGGCCTACCAAACCAATTCTGGCTTGGACTTTTATGTAGAATCCACGGGTTGGGGTGTAGGTACTTGGGGAGCTGGAGCTTGGGGATCATCAACGGCGTTGTCGGACACAAATCAATTAAGACTGTGGACACACGACAACTTTGGTGAAGATCTCATTATAAATCCAAGAGGTGGAAGTATATTTCGTTGGGTAGAAAACGACGGCTTATCCACAAGAGCAGTCCAATTATCCGCAGTGTCCGGGGCAAATCTTGTTCCGACAGTAGCTTTACAGGTGATTACCTCAGAAACAGACAGACATTTAATTGTTTTGGGCGCAGATCCAATAAGTGGCAGCTCAAGAACTGGATCTATAGATCCTATGTTGATAGCTTTTAGCGATCAAGAAAACGCTTTGCAGTTTGAACCACTGACAACAAATACAGCTGGTTCGTTACGTTTATCTTCTGGTTCTACCATTGTAGGCGGATTAAAAGCGAGACAAGAGGTTTTAATTTGGACAGATACATCTTTATATTCAATGAATTTTATAGGGCCACCGCTTACTTTTGCACTAAACCTTATAAATGAAGGCGCTGGGTTGCTAGGACCAAAAGCAGCAGTCAATAGTCCAAAAGGTGTATTCTTTATGTCTAAAAAAGGGTTTTACTTCTATAACGGAGCTGTGCAAAAACTACCTTGTTCAGTTCAAGACTATGTTTTTTCAGATCTTGACGAATCGCAAGCCTACAAATGTTTTGCTGGTTTAAATGAAGAGTTTTCAGAGGTTTGGTTTTTCTACCCATCTACAACAGACGACGAAAGAGAAATATCAAGATACGTTATTTACAATTATGAAGAGAACAGTTGGAGTATCGGTACACTTGAAAGATACAGTTGGTTAGCTGCTGGAGTGTTAAATAAACCATTGGCTGCGGGTGAAGCATCCTCTACAAAGTTTATATACGAGCATGAAAGAGGATTTAACAACGACACAGGATCTATGGATGGTGTCTTTGTAGAATCAGCAGACATTGACATAGCAGATGGCGATAACTATGTATTTCTCAAAAAGGTTTTGCCAGACATATTGTTTGTAAATGATATTGGTACTAGCCAAAATGGAGCCGTAAACATAGTCTTGAAACGTAGAGATTTCAGTAATCAAACTTTATCTACGGATTCAACCACACAAATTACTGCCAGTAGCACGTTTGGATCTCTTAGATCCAGAGGCAGACAGTTTGTTTTGCGGTTTGAATCAGACGACGACAATAGTGAAGGTGATAGAAAGAATTATAAGTGGAGACTAGGTAACACAAGAGTTGAAATACAACCATCTGGTAGGAGATAAATGAGCAAACTACTCCAAACCAGGTTACCGCTTGCAGATGGCCAGAGCGTTACTGCGGACACATTTAACAGATTAATAAGGATCCTGGAATTAAATTTAGGATCTGTAGATCCAAATGCAGTCCAGATCTTCAATGCAACGGAGATTAGCGAATTGCAATTTGCTACCGGAGCGATTATATTTAACTCTACAACAGAGGTTCACCAAGCGTTTGATGGCACTGAATTTAGGAACCTGTATCAACATCAAACTTACTTGACTGGATTGTCTGTTACAATGAGTTTAGGAACAGTAACAGTGAGTACATAATGAGCGCATTAGAAGACAGTTTAAGAGCAGTATATAAATTAGAACCAAGAGCTATGCCAAATAGGGGTTTTCTACAAGCTCCACAGCCTATGACGGAAGCACAGAGCTTGGCAAAACAAGTTATGGCAGCACCCGGTAACATGGAAGAAATGCCAGAAGAACCAGAACTTTCTGCCGAAGATCAAGAACTAGCAGATCGATTATTACAACTAGCAGAACAAAGAAGCCAAGCACCATTGGTCCAACTTACTGATACTTTACAAGCAGCCGGTACAGGTGAAGACTCAATACTAGCTCATTTAACTCCAGGAGAAGTCATATTGTCTCCCAAGTTTATGGAGGATCCTGAGTTTGAAAAAGCAGTAGAAAACAAGTTCAAAGAAATCGGAGAAGATCCAGAAAAATATGTGGCTGGTTCTGGTATTGCAAACATTAATATAGAGACTGGAGCACCAGAATATGGCTTCTTTAAGAAAATAGGAAAAAAACTCAAGAAGGTAGTAAAAAAAGTAGCTCCTATTGCGGCGTTTATACCTGGAGTTGGCACTGCTTTAGGTGGCGTCTTAGGAGGTATAGGCGGTTTAGCTACTAAAATTCCAGGAATAGGAGGTGCTTTAGGTAGTTTAGGAAGCACTGTAGCTGGTGGTATAGCAAAATTAGGAGTACCAGGTATATCTTCAATAGCTGGTGGCACTACAGGAGGTTTTGGTGGTATAGCTGATGCCTTGACTACAAAATCAGGCCTACTTGGTGGTGGTATGTTTGGAGAAACAGGATCAACATTTTTGGGTGGTCCAGAAGCGGGCAAAGGATTCGCTAATAGATTTGGTTTGGGTAGTGGAACTGCGGGCCAAGTAGAGGCATATCAAAAAGCACAAGCAGCTCAAGCAACTTTAGATGCCATGACGCCAGAAGCAATGGCAGCCATGGATCCTAAACAATTACAACAACTACAAAACGTAGCAGCTGGCGGTAGAAGCACAGGGTTTTCGAGCAATGTTTCCAGTATATTTGGCGGTGGACAACAACAACAACTTTATGATGCCCAAGGTAGACCAGTGCAAAGCAGAGGCGGTATAGCCAATATATTCGGTGGCGGCGGAGGCGGCTTAGGCAATTTTGCTAAGATGGCCGGTATAGGTGCTTTAGCTGCTGGTTTAGGTAAGTTAGCTTATGAAGACGCACAAAAACAAAAAGGCGTGGCTTTGACACCATTAACAACCATGAGTCCTACAGGCAGATACAATATAGAAGCTGAGATAGCTAGAAGAATGGGACAACAACGACCTAACCCGGTTGAGTTTGGTTTATTGCCAGAAGGCACTTTACCTCAGTTATCTGGAGGGCAACCAAGACAAGCAGCTTTGGGCGGTGCTATAGAAGATTTACAAGGCGGTATGGCTAGAGGCCTTAGATATGGCGGAGGCATTATGGCTTATGCACAAGGCGGAGCCGTAGCTATGCAAGAAGGCGGAGAAATGGATCCTGGGAGCTTTCCTAGAATGGATGGCGATATAAATGGTCCAGGGACAGAACAAAGTGACGATATACCAGCTATGCTATCAGATGGTGAGTTTGTAATGACAGCAAGAGCAGTTAGGGGCGCCGGTTCGTATGAAATGCAGACAGAACCCGGTGGAATTATTAACTTAGTACCAAGTTTAGAAGAGGATAGGGAAAGAGGTATGGACGTTATGTATAAGGTCATGGACACCTTTAGCGGCCAAGCTAATCCCTCATAAAATATGTCATTTTTAGATAGATTATTAAAAGGGACGAGAGAAAGAATAGACTTACCTACTCTGCCTGTTGCTCCCGCTTTACCTGTTATACAACCATTAGTGACGCCCTTGCCTAGACGGATAGGCGGTATTGGTTCAATCTTGCCTATGCAAACTATCACTTTGCCTGGTGGACAAACAGTACAAATTCCAGAGATAAACATGGAAGAAGTCAATGCTAACTTGTTAGCAGCTGGGATAACTCCACAAGTACCTACACCAACAGTTGTACCCGAAACTCAAGACTTAACAATATCTCCACTAGACGAAACATTAAGCAACCCTAGAGGCGATTTCATGTCTATTGAAAGGTTGCCTAGTCTTGACATGCCAAGCTCACCACTTGATGCTGTAGATGATTTGGGTGTACCCATTTTTGGAGGTCGTGATACTCCAGGAGCAGTCAGTCCTCAATTTGAGAGAAAAGATGATCCAGAAAGTTTAAGATTGCAAGGTGGACCAAAATACACAACGATGCCTGTACCAACGACTACTAATCTACCCACAACAATCGGGTTAGTTCCTTCTGTTTCGATTCCAGCAAAACCCCCTCAAACAGTAGTAACACCACCACCAGCTGTAACAACACCAGATCCAGTAGTAACAACACCACCAGCTGTAACAACACCAGCCGTAGAGCAACCACTAGCTCCATACACAGGTGCACAGGCTTCACCAGAAGATATGCCTTTTGTGCCTAGTGTTAGACAGGTGGCCACAGGATTAGATCCTTTAACAGAACAACTGCTGTTTGGTTTAGGTGGAGAAGGTGGTTTTATACCAGGCGCTATGCAAGCAGCCGAAAAGGTTTTCTTTGATGAAGAAGGCAAACCAATAGTAATAGAAGAACAAGTAGCTGGTTTTTCTCCAGATCAGCTTAGAGCTCAAGAACTGGCTAGACAGGGTGTTGGCATCCAGGATCGTTTTATTAGTGGCGCTGAGGGCGCTTTTGGGCAAGGTATAGATGCGCTTAGATCTGGATTTGGTAGAGCCAGAGGTTTAGCTGGCGAAGGTTTAGAGGCCACAAGAGCTGGTGTAGGCCAGTTACAACGTGGTTTGGGTGAGTCGGCTGACATACTAAGAGGAACCATAGGTGGTTACGACCAGGCTATGACTGACAGATTCTACAACCCTTTCGAAGATAGAGTCGTACAACAAACCATTGACGATATTATGGAAGCCGGGGCAAAAAGAGACATTGCCGCTAGAGCTGGAGATATAGGAAGAGGCGGCGAGTCAGCATTTGGCTCCAGAGCGCGTTTAGGCGCCTCTGAGCGTCAAGAATCTCTCGGTAGAGGTTTAGCCGAGGCTTTGGGCGGAATACGCGCTAGAGGCTTCTCTGAGGCGCAGCAGACAGGTTTAGGTGAGTTTGCTAGACAAAGAGCCGCAGAAAGAGCCGCGGCATCTGGGTTAGCTGGTTTAACCGGGCAAGGATTCGGTGGTCAGCAAGCATTAGCTGGAGCTTTAACTGGATTAGGCGGTATAGAGCAACAATTAGCACGACAACAACAAGGCGCTCAGTTTGGCTTAGGAACTGCCTTACAAGGCTTGGGAGCGCAAGCTCAAGGCGCAAGCGCATCCGATGTAGCATCTTTATACGGCATGGGCACACAACAACAAGCTCTAACACAAGCACAACTAGACGCACAGAGAAGGGACCAATTACAAGCACAACAAGCACCATTGGCTCAATACCAGGCGTTAGCACCATTTGTAAGCATGGCACCAGCTGGACAATTTCAGACTGTGACAGACTTTGCACCGCCGCCTAGTCCAATGCAAGTGGGCATAGGAACCGGTTTATCAACTCTCGGAGCACTAGGTAACTTATAT